TTGCAGAAAAATGTGTTGCTCACATGATTGACAAACTAATGCCTAGAATGAAAACCTTGGATATTGAGGTTGAGATAAAAAACATTCCAGGCTCTGCAATTGGTTATTGTGATATGCAAGATACCAACAGAGAATTCACTCTGGAAATTCAGAAGGGATTGACTCTGAAAGAATTAGTAACAACCGTGGTTCACGAGATGATACACGTTAAACAGTACGCAAGAAAAGAAATGGATGTCGAAGGTAAAACTTGGAAGAGATGTTTCGTTGTTGAGGGTACTGGTTACTATGACCTTCCTTGGGAAAAGGAAGCTTACCGTCTGCAAGACAAATATGCACAGTCAGTTTGGGATGCAGATATTTTGTAAAAATAGCCTTGACATTGAGCTTAATGCTTGATACAATAGCTATGTTGATAATGAAAAAGAGAGGAAATATTATGATTAGTAATGAAATGCAAAAAACCCTAATGGGTATGTCAGTGAGTGAGTTAACAGAACTACAACAGTTCGCTTCAGAACTTAAAGTGATGAAGAATAAAAGTGGTTTGGAAGTTGGACAAAGAGTTTATGTTGTTCAGAAAACAAAAAAGACTCCAGGCACTATCAGAAAAATTAACAAGACAAGAGCAATTGTTGATATGGTGACTAACCCTATCAGTGGTGCTGTGTCTGGATACAATGTTCCATTTTCAATGTTGGAGGCTGCGTAATGACACAAGTTGCAGTTATTCATACAGCATTTGAGGACACTCCACAAACCGTTGCGTTTGTGGATGTTCCAGAACTCCCTACTACAATGGAAGCACTTGAGTATGCTTACAGGTGGACTAACAATGTTATGGGTTCATGGAGTATTAAAAAACCTACTCTTAACTTTGGTGATGGTGAGGAAACAAATGGTGACTACAATGAGAATGTTACTGTTATGACTTCACTTACTACTGATGAGAACGGTAAAGAGTGGGGACTAAGGTCAACCTCTGTGGGTGACCAAATGTTAATCGGTAATCAGAAATATGTGGTTGCTGGTTTTGGATTTAAAACAATAGACGGAAAGGACGTTTAATTATGAGTGCAGTGAAAAGTTTAATGATGGATGTAGAAGATTTTGTACATGATTTCTATACAGACACAGGTGAAATGACGGATACACCAAAAAATATTGTCCAGAAAGCAATCGACAAGTTTGGTTATTCTTTTGGAAGTTATGCAAAAGATGTTATTGACCAGACTGAGGAAACTCACGGTGGACATTTTGAGTTTAACAGTATTATTAGTAACTAATATGAATAAGTTTAAAGAATTTGTATTAATGACAATTGCTTGTTTGGCGTTCCTGTTAATTACAGGTATTGCTAAGGCGAATGATGTTATCCAAGGAACAACTCTGTCTGTTGATGGAGTTGTTGTGGAAACATCTCAACCATATTCTGATGTTATCATTGATAACACTACAGATAAAGTACAAGTGATTTATTACGGTAATATTTGGGGTCAAATCTTTGACCCAAAACCAGTGCCATTTACTGACCCTAGTCAACCTAGATGTAAAGCAACATGGCACAACGCTGGGACGGTATGTGATGTCAATTAATGAACTATTAGTCTCTCTTTTGGTAACTGTTTCACCAGTAGAGATAGATGACAAACTTGTTATAAATGAGTTTTTAAATAAAGAAGCAGTATGTCTTACACAGAATGTGTATCACGAAGCAAGGAATCAACCACAGGCTGGACAGATGGCAGTTATGTCAGTAACACTTAATCGTGTAAAGGATTCAAGATTTCCAAATACGATTTGTGGAGTTGTAAAACAAGGGCCACACAGACCTAGTTGGAAGGGTACTGGTGAGTTGATACCAGTGAGACATAGATGTCAGTTTAGTTGGTATTGTGACGGTAAGTCAGATACACCACACGATAAAACTACATATAATTCAATTTATGTCTTTACAACTGGACTAGTTTCTGGTAGAATAACCCTATTAGATATAACAGATGGTGCAACACATTATCATGCAGATTATGTATCACCGTCTTGGGCAAAGACTAAAACTAAAACAGTGGAAATCGAAGACCACATATTTTACAGATGGGAGAAAAGGTGAATATATTTTATCTAGATGAAGATGCAAAGACAAGTGCAATGATGCATGTAGATTCCCATGCAAGTAAGATGTGTATCGAATATGCTCAACTCATGTCTACTGCACATCGTGTATGTGATGGTAAACAAGTAAAACGATTGAGTAAAAAGAATCGTTTGCTTACTACTTACGACCATCCAGACCCACAACTAGACCATACTTTGTACAAATCTTGTCATGTCAATCACCCTAGTGCTATTTGGGTAAGACAATCCAAGAAAAACTACAGATGGTTGTATGAGTTGTGGACAGAACTGAATACAGAATTTATGTACAGGTATGATAAGGATGTCTACCATGAGAGTTATCGTAAACTAAAGTGGGCGTTATTCAGTCCACCAGAGAATATGCCTGAGGGTGTATTCACAGAACCCTTACAAGCAATGCCAGACGATGTAAAGAACGAATCGTCAATCACTGCCTATAGGGATTACTATATAAAATATAAACAACATTTGGCATCGTGGAAGAAGAGGGGCATGCCATCTTGGATGGAGATAAATAGTGCTACATAAGATAAGTGATTTTTGTGACAAGATTGATAGTATTAAAAGAATGTCTGATAAACTTAGAGAGATGAAGTATGGTTCACCTAAAGCATCTAGGCCAGACATTGATACATTGATTGAAACCATACAAGCAGATTGTCTTGCAGTATCAATGGACAAATCAAAATACTGGAAACCAAATAAAGACGGTGTTTGGACTGATACCAGTGTGATGTCACCAGAAGAAGAACGAGAATGGAAATGGTTAGAAAAATCCATTGAAGATAAAAAACGTGAGAAATAATGCCAACATTTACATTTAGAAATACAAAAACAGGTGAAGAGTTTGATGACTTTTTATCAAATTCAAAAAGAGAAGAACTCTTAAAAAAGAACCCACACATTAAGCAGATGCCTTCAATGTTTTCTATCGCTGGTGCGGTAGGTGATAACATTGACGCAAAGACTGATGCTGGTTGGAAAGAGGTTCTTGCAAAAGGGGCAGAGGCACATCCCGATAGTCAATTAGGACAACGGTATGGTAAGAAGTCTGCAAAACAAATTAAAACAGATGCGGTGTTGGCTAAACATCGACACAAGTGGAGTAACAATTAATGGCTAAAGTGAAAGACATTAGAATTGACCAGATGGTTTCAATTAAACCAATCACGGACAATCAAAAGAAGGCGTTTGAGTCGTATAAAGCAGGAAAGAATTTATTCCTTTATGGTGCGGCTGGAACAGGTAAAACATTTGTTTCATTATACAATGGACTACAAGATGTTCTAAGAAATGAAACACCATACGATACAGTGTACATGGTTCGTAGTGCAGTTCCAACTCGTGAGATTGGTTTCTTGCCAGGCGATGAGGAAGATAAGACAGCACTATTCCAAGTACCATATCAGAACATGGTTAAGTTTATGTTTGAACAACCGAATGCAGCTGCATTTTCTGGATTGTATGATAGACTTAAAAATCAAGGTTCATTAATGTTTTTGACTACTTCTTTTCTTAGGGGTATCACATTAGACAATGCAGTTATTATTGTGGATGAATGTCAGAACTTGACATTCCACGAATTGGATACAATCATTACTCGTGTTGGACAAGATTCAAAAATTATTTTCTGTGGCGATTTCTTTCAGACAGACTTGTTGAAATCAAGTGACAAAGCAGGAATGGTTAACTTTATGAAAATCCTAGATGCAATGGAACAGTTCGATAATATCGAATTTACAATCGGTGACATTGTGCGTTCTGGTTTTGTGAAGGAGTATCTAATCAACAAAATCCGATTAGGAGTTGAATAATGGCAAAATCAATGTATGGAAGTACATCTGCTCACGAAGGGACTTCCAAAGGAACTTCCCTAGGCAGAAAACCGATTACGTCTACGATGAACAAATCAAAAAGACGTAGTTATAAAAAGTATCGAGGCCAAGGTAAATAAATCTCTTTACTTTGATGTGAATATAGTGTATACTACGCTATAAGATTAATAATGAGGAAATAATATGTTTATACATAATGCTGTAGATATCCCAGAAGTAGGGACTACAAATGTGAATCGAAAACGGTTCTACTTAACACCAACTGGTACATACCCATCAATTACAACAGTGTTGGGTGTTCGTAAAGAAAAGAAAGCAGGACTCCAAGCATGGCGTAATCGTGTGGGTGAGGATGTTGCTAATCATATCATGCGAACTGCTGCATCTCGTGGAACTGCTGTTCACCATATGTGTGAGGACTTCCTAAACAACAAAGAAGTTGTAAAGGAAGATGTTGCATTTCTACCTTGGTGTTTGTTCTCACAACTAAAACCGACTCTAGAAAAATCAATAAATAATATTTACGCACAAGAGTGTGGATTATGGAGTGAGAAGTATCGTGTTGCTGGAAGAGTAGACTGTATTGCAGAATGGAACGGTGTTCCATCTATTATTGACTTTAAAACTAGTCGTTCTGAACGTAAAGATGATTACAACTTTGAATACTACATGCAAGCATCTGCTTACGCAGAGATGTTTCAAGAAAGAACAGGGATTGAGATTAATCAAATCGTTATTCTTGTTGTGACAGAAGATGGACTTGTTCAAGAATTTGTAAAGGACAAGAATGACTATCTTCAAGACTTGGTTGACACAATCGACCAGTTTACAGAAGAATGGGTTAAAGAAAATGAAAAAACTACTAATGATGCTGTCAGTCGTACCAGCGCTACTGTTTAGTACTGCAGCTCTAACTGCACCCTACTGGACAGAGAAACCGACTATCTGTGCATTGCCAGAAGAGGTAATGCAAATTGCAGCATCCAGAGGAGAATTTCCAACTATAGTTTTAGATGGAATGTTTGTATTGCCTGGCGAAGTACCAAGATTGGTGCCAAGTAAATGGGTTATTGCTACAAATGAAGAAACTGGAACGTGGACTTTATTGGAATTTCCAAAAGGTTCTAACATCGCTTGTATTATTGGAAGAGGTGAAGGACACATCGAACTGTTAACAAAAGGTACAAGTACATGACAGATATCATTCCAATCATTTGGCACTTGTTTCTAACAGTATGTTCTGGTTCAACATGTATCGAACAGGATGTGCAGTGGTTTGAAAACAGAAGTTTATGTGAAGAACATTTAGTTTTACATTCAGAATTACCATCTGATGGAAGTTGGGATTCTGTAGAATACATTTGTAAACCAGTAGGTTCAATTGCCTCTTGACATTCAAAAGGCAATGTGGTATAAATATATTACAATTTGGTTGACGCAGACTGAATACTAATCTGGACATGGGGGCAGTACCCATCGCCTCCACCATAAACACTTGGAGAAGTGAATGTTTAAATGGTTACTTAAT